TCGACGGTGCTGAGGGTGGTGGCGCTGAGGATCTGGAGAACCTCATATTCTCTACCGTCTAGCTCGATTAGGTTCCCTTCGATGAGCTCGGCGGCGCTGAGTAGTGAAGGGACCGCCGCGCTAAAGGTTACGATTCTCTGCCCGTCGTTCGTCGAAGCGGTGGCGCCGGCTCGGGCGCTGGTCAAGTCCGGGTGTACTTTGAAGTAGGTGAGGCGCTGGGTAAAGTCCCATCCTCGGGAGCTCCATACTTCAAACAGTGCCTCATTTAAGAGGGCTGTCATCTGGTCGCGGTAGGCTGTCTCTTCGGGATCGAAGTCGGTGAGGTTGGCGATCTGTGACCGCATGCTTTCAAGGTTCATCGTTCCATCCTAAAGATAAGCCCCGCCCCTATCGCGGCGATGAGGGCGGGGCTGGCCTGTGTGGCGGTGAGTGCTGGCCTAGAACTTCCGGTAAATCCAGGCGTTGCACTTGTTGTCTGCCTTCGTCGTCAAGGCGACGCCGAACACAGGGAAGTCAGCGGCGGTAGCGTTCGAAACCTCGCCGGCGGTGGTTCCTGCTTCCAGTGCAACGCCGGCGGTGACGGTGCCGGCGGTGCAGTTGACACCTTCGACGTAGCCAGCGATGACAACATCAAGGGCTTCGCCGGCGGCGGTGGCTGCTTCGATAGCAACGCCAACGGCCAGGGGGTTGCCGGTTGCGACGGCGCCGGCCTGACGAACATAGACAACCTTGGCGGCGCCGGTCTGCGACACGTCAAGCATCACAACATCACCGGCGGCGATGGCAGCGCCGGCGATGAATCGCTCAACGGTTCGGCGGTTGCTGACGGTAGCACCGAGATCGGCGCCGGCGGCGTCGGTGGTGTCGAGGTACTGAAGGGGGGTCATGGTAGCCATTGCGGGCCTCCTGATCTAGTAGGTGTTGCCGCCGTAAAGAACACCGAGGCTACCCAGGTGATCAGCGATGAGCTGCTCCTTGTGGTAGACCTTGGCGACGCGGGCCGTGCTGCCGATGTCATGAACGAAGTCGCTGATCGCGTAGTCTGCATCTTCCATGATCACCAGCTTGAGCGCGTCGAAGTTGATGAAGTACATGGAGTATTCATCATTCGCGGCGCCGCCGGCGTTGGCTGGCATATCGGCGTCCTGCTCGACAAGGGCACCGGCGAAAGCGAGCGCCATACGTCCACCGTCCAGAACCTTCGGATCGATGTACCGCTCTTGTGCCTGTAGGACGCGCTTGTAGTTCGCCATGGCATCGATAGACGCGATGATCAGGCCGATGTCTCCCATCGGGGCGACGGCGTTGGCGTTCAGATAGATCTGGTTCATCGCTGCCAGGCCGTTCGTACTGAAGGCGCCGGCGGCGTTGCCAACCTGATTCTGCCAACCACGGGTGGCGGCATAAGTGGCCTTGCTGATTCCGCCAATGACGTTGGTCTGGAGACCTACGTCATTCTCCTCAAGGAACCCGGTAGCGCTACCACTGCCGCCGGTGTTGCCGTTGAGGGTGTTGAGGTCGGTGAGGATAAGGCTGGCGTTGCCAAGGATCTGCTTGTTGCATTCGCGCTTAAGCAGGCCAAAGACCGACTTTGTACGGGCCTCCAGGATCTTGATAATCGCCTTTGCACCTCGGTTCTCAAGCTCCTCTTTCTGGGTGATCACGACGGGGGCGACGTAATCACACCAGTCGTACACAGCGGGGCGGAGCGGATCGCTGACGGCGATGTTTACCGGCTCGTAGCCTGTCGGGAGCTGGGTGATCGATGAGTGCTCGGCAAGTGCCAGAGGGCGCTGGATCTTGATTCCGCCGTCTTCCATCTCGATACCGCCCATGGTGCGGGCGTGGTCGAGAAACGGAACCTTCTTGTAGAGCTCGTCAACAAAGCTCTCTCGAATGCTGTACAGCGTGCTGCTCAGCAGGTCATTTGTGATAGCCATTGGTGGCCTCTTGTGTGTGGGGGTGTCGTGTGCCTTGTCCGCTGCTGTGGTGCGGGGGCTCGGGTGTCCTCACACTGAGGGTCCGGATTCCTGCAATGGTAGCGGGGGCTTGTGGGTGGTGCAAGTGCCTAGCCTTTGCTTTGCTGCTGGTGCCATTGGTAGGCCTGCCAGGCGTTGCGAAACTTCGGCGCGCGTGTGGTGCCGTTGATGGCCTTGCCGGTGCTCGTCGCGCTGAGGGTCTGACGTGCGGCGGCGCGCTGTGCGTTGCTCTGCTCGCGGGCGGTCTGCTCGCGGTTGGCGTGTACCCTGCCGCGTGCTGCCCAGTAGGCTGTTTCTAGCTTCATGTCTGGGTTGCTCTTCAGCATGTCCACGATCCGGCTCTTGATGTCGGGGTCTGCCGTCATGTCGGGGTGGTCGGTCTTGAATGTGTCGAGCTCGGCGCGGCGGCGCTGGCCTGCTAGGTCGGCCTGCATCGGGGCTAACATCTGTTGCATCATCTGGGCGGCGCGCTGCTCGATGAGTGAGCTGAGCCCTTCCTCACTCCAGGGGTCGAATCCTTCGGCGGCGCGTGGGTCGGCGCTGGCCTTCTCGGCGATGGCGGCGGTGGCCGGCGAGTCTGCCAGGATACCGCGCTGCCTCACGAGCTCGGCGCGCTGTGTCTCTAGATCTCGTCGTAGCTCTGAGAGCTCGGCGGTCTTTCGGCTGTAGGATGATCGGAGGTTCTGCACGGTGCGCCGTCCGTCCGGTGTCATCTGATCTAGGATCTTTTGATAGCCAGGTAATCCTCGGTGCTCCCCGTTCATCTCCTCATGCTCAAACTCGGCGGCGGCGAAGTCGGCGATATTAAACGCCGGGGCCTCGGCGGTGGTGTCGGTGGCGTCGCCGGTGTCAGCGCCGGTGTCCTCAGCGGGGGCGGCGGTCTGGTCGGTGGTGCTCATGTGTCTGTGTCCTCGGGGGTTTACATGCGGTCCATGAATAGGGCCTCAACGGCTTCGTCGTCGGCGGCGGCGGCGGCCTCTTCGTTGTCGGCGGCGGCGCCTTCCTCTTCTTCTTCCTGCTCTTCTTTCAGAAACTTTCGGAAGTCGCGAGATCCGGCGGCCATGCGTGCGCGGGCGCTGACTTCTCTGAGCGCGTCGTCTCCGCTCATGCCGTCCAGGTTGATGCGCATCTCAGCATCCAACACATCGGCCTCAACGGCGTCGTTGATTGCATCGATGACGGGCGGCATAGCTCGGGCGATAGACTCGGGGAGCTCCTCAGCGGCGGCGGCCTTCTCTGCTCTGAGCTCTTTGAGCATCTCGGCGGCGGCGGGTCCGTAGTGGCTGAGCGCCTGGCTGAGTGCCTTGGCAACGTCGCGGATCGCCGGCGCTGTGAATGGTCCTTCTGGTGCCATGGCCTCCAGCATCTCGCTCTGTGCGGCGTTGGCTTCATCGATGAGCGGGGTGAGTGCGGCGGCTTCCATGCTGTCTGGGGATTCCATGGGGGGGCTCCTAATAGATTTCGTCGTAGGTGCCGGCGAGGCATTCGCCGGCGGGCATGACTTCGGTAGAGGCTCGGATCTGATCGCCGTTGTTGCGGTCTACAGCGGCGGCGTAGTCGGCGGCGAACTTGTCGCGCTTGCTCTTGGCGGCCTGCTGCTTGGCGCTCTGGTCTTCGAAGAAGTGGGCGGGGTAGTCGCTGAGCGGTGCAACGCCGGCGGCCTTGATGGCTGCATCGCGCTGCTTGCTGTTGTAGTACGTGACTCCTAGGCCGGCGTCATAGTGTCCATTGACTCCATACTTGCCGGTCTGATCTCCCCAGTATCCAGGGGTGACGGCGATGAGCGGCATACACTGGCGGGCGCCGTCGCCACATTTGCAAGGGATGGCGGCGGCGGGCTCCTCGTGAATGCTGTAGAGCTCCTCGTCTGTGTGCTTGCAGTTCGTGCAGTGGTAGCGGTGTAGAGGCATCGGTCTAAACTCCTGCGCTGGTGAGCTGCTCAACCAATGTTTCGGCGCCGGTCCTGCCTGTTGGATCGCCGGCCTGATCTACGGCCTCGGGTGCCTTCCTCAGCGTCGCCGTATCGACGGGCTCAGCCGGCGGCGGGTTGAAGTCCTTGGGTAGATCGTACTCTCTGATCAGATATTCTCTGATGGCCTCGGGTGGTACGCCGGTCTGACTGAGGACGGGTAGCAAGCTGAGAAACTGCTGACGTTTGAGCGCGTCGCTGAGTGGGGTGGCGGCCTGATCTAGCGCGCTGTATCTGAAGCGTCCGTCTAGCCGCTCGGGTGTGATGACGTGAGGCCTTCCCTTGACCGTGACGATACTGAGCTCATCATCGTCGGCGAGTAGGTAGAGGGTGCGGACGTATGTTTTAGCGAGTACCTCAAGGGCGCTATCGCGCTCTCTTGCCAGGCGGCCTAGGGATGAGGCGGCATAGTGAGCGAGTGCGGTGATCTCGGTAGCCGTCGCTTTCGTTGCCTCTCCTCTCATCGCTGGGCTGAGTTGGCTGGCTCGCTGTAGATCATCTTCAATCTGTGCGAGGTAGCGGGTGAGGTCGGCGCTGAGGGGTGGCAGGGGTACGGGTGCGATGAGGGTGCTGAGCGGCTCGGGGCTGTCTGTCTCTGCATAGGCGCCGTCGTAGCCTGAGCAGATTTTCGCCATGGCCTCATCATCGAAGGCGCCGCGCTTGACGATGAACTGTCGGGCGGCGCGTCGCGTTGCGTTTGCAAAGAACGTTCGGTAGATGTTTTTCTCTACCATCTGATCATATACCCGGCTGAGGCTGCTGTATCCTCTGAGGGTGTTCTCTGGCTGGCTGCTGTAGTAGAGCGGGATGATCGTGGTGAGCGGTTGATCGTCGTAGCTGCGGACGGGGATTGGCTCGGTTCGTAGCAAGT